CTTTATGTTACCGATGCCGGTGGTATGCAAGGAGGATACGACGAAAAGGTCCTTAAGGTGCTTACCATGAAGGCCAAGATGAATAAGGTAAATGTTATTGTGGTGGAAAGCAACTTCGGTGACGGCATGTTTGTTGAGATCATTAAGCCCTATCTTACCAAGATCTACCCTTGCACCATCGAGGAAGTCCGACATAACATCCAAAAGGAGAAGCGAATCGTGGACACCCTTGAGCCGGTGATGAACCAACACAAACTTGTTATCGACCCAAAGGTCATCCGTAACGACTACGATACCGCCCAAAAGTATCCCATCGAGACCCAACTCAAGTATCAACTAATGTTCCAACTGTCTCGCCTTACACGAGAAAAAGGAGCCCTAACACACGATGACCGCCTGGATGCCCTTTCGATGGCTGTGGCCTATTGGACACAACAGATGGCCCAAGACGCTGATACTAAGATGGTTGAACGTAAAGAGGAGCTTATCCACCAGCAACTCATGGCATTCAAGGATGCCTACTACAAAACCCACAATAACCAAAATAACATAACAACATGGATATAAACACTGTTAACGAGATTATAACGATGCTTGAGGAATACCGCGATAGTGGCCTTAGGATGGATTCTGAGAGGGTTTTGGAGTCGCCCTTAGGTGAACCTAGGAAACAACGCTTGGTGCTCGCTGTGGGGCATTCTAGGGCCAAAGACAACGGTGCGGTGGGTTTGGATGGTGTTACCAGTGAGTGGGCCTACAATCGAGCCCTTGCTCACTTCATCAATCTTTATCTCGACGAGTCCATTGATGTTACCATTGTTGATGTCTACAAAGGGGATTCCTACGGGGATGCCATAATGAACCTTAAGCTGGCCGTGGACCCTCTTAAGGCTGACCTGGTGGTGGAACTTCACTTCAATTCCTTTAGTGATCCCAACGCCAACGGATACGAAGCCCTTTACTGGCACACCTCCCTCCGGGGCCGCACCGCCGCCGACGCCTTCATTGATGTGTTTGAGACGTGCTTTCCCGACAACCTTAATCGTGGCGCCAAACCCGTCACCGACACCAACCAAAGGGGCGCACGGTTCCTTAGGACCCTTAAAGCGCCTTGCGTGATCCTTGAGCCGTTCTTCGGTTCCAACCCAAAGGAGTGGGAAATGTTCAACGATACACACGGAAAACAACAACTCGGAAAGACCATAGCCACCGGTATTAACAAGTGTTTTTTAGATTGGCGTAAGTAGTTGAATAACAATCACTTACAAATAGGGGCCATAGTAGGGGGAGGGGGAAAGATAACAATCTCTCCCTTAAGGTCTACTTAAAGTTGATCTTAGGAGACCCCGAAGGGAGACTTATCTAAGGAGATTTTAAATTTAACAATAACATCATTCCTTAGTATTATTATTAATAATTACCAATAACATCCAACTATAGATACACTATTAGAGTGCACCGTTCGAACAGCTATAGGCACTTATAAGTGAGCGAACGGTAACCTAATGTTAACTTAAGTGGTATTGTTAATGTTAATCCTTATATCCAACTAATCAGTGTTTAATGCAACATAACTCCAACATCCCAGAGACTTCTATGGATGCCCTTGAGCATTCCTTAGCTATCCTTCAAGAGCACTTCGATGATGTTGTTGTTGCCTGTCATCATCACGACACCAAGAACATCAAGGTCATCTCACCGAACCCTTATGCTGGCCTGGGGATGTTACCGACGATCCAACAGAAGCTCCGAGGTTTCATTGAGCAAGCCGAGATGGACCAAATGATGCGCGAAGAGAGCTTTAGGATGCCTTTGGATGATGACGAAAGTTTTGGTTAAAAAAATGTGAGGGGTATACGTAGAGTGTCGCGCCGAAAATTCCCCCCGAGGCCCCCTCGAAATCACCATTAGGAGACCGGATTGCCTAGAAACAAGCAAGGGGGGTGCTTTAAGTATCTGATAATTAACAAGAATCGAAGACACTTAGAATGTTTTTGAAGGACTTTGATTGTTATTTGAAGACTAAGGGCCTTCTTGTTTGTTATTGCAAGTAAGTTGCATTAGTCCGTATTTTTCGTTGTCCACCCCCTTTCAAATCTTCATGTATTCACTTTGTAACTACAGCCTAGAGCTCACTTACTGGACACCTACCGACCATCTACTGGACAACTACCGATCACCTACCGACCAACTACTGGACAACTACCGACCAACTACTGGAACTCCACTTGTCATACAGATTGAAAAACTTTCGAAAAACATGCAATTCATGATAGACATCTCCCCGCTTTGTGGTAATTAGAGGCGCTATGTATAAAACACAAGAACCCACACCACAAATCACTTGCGAAGATATAATCTACGCGGGCCAAGATGATGAGATCGCTGACCTTTGGGAGATCGTCCATGATGTTATCAATACAAGGGGAGCAATGCACGTCGACGGAATCAAGCAATGGTTACCAGCGTATACGGGCCACAATGATCTCAAAGACGCCTTGCATCCTGAGTTATTTAACGCCGTGATCAAGCACGCGATCGCTCAAAGGTGAAGCGTTACCTCCCATTATGATTATGAATACAAAAACAAAGCAATAAAGAATAGCGAAGGCCCGCGCACTGGTCGGAAGATTGGAACGCTGGGGTGACCAATGGCGTTTTAATTACTGGCCCGATGGCATCGATAAAACCGGCATCGAATCTCCCGCAACTAATTACCATGCCGCCTTATCTCGCCGGACGCAAACGCTCATAAACATCGCCAACAGTGGCAGCGTTGTTCAATATGAGGGCGGAAGTTGGTTAAATTATGTTAACAAATAACAAGCCATGATCAACCCTGAACACATGACGCCGGTTCTTTGGCTGCTCCTTGCAGTCTCCACAATCGCGCCTTTCGCCTATCTAATCGTATGTATTAACATGCACCGAACCCGTGCCCGTTACGAAAGAATGAAGCGGGAAGCCGAAAAGGCACGTCGCCAGCATCGAAACCGTCTCTAATAGAACAATGGATGCACTACCGCTCGACGATATCGCTCACACAAGCGCAACTCTCATGTACCACATCAACACGGAGGAGGATCTTTGGAGTGAGCTCTATGCAATAGCCAACGCAAACGACAAAGGATGGATTGAACTAACTTGGGATATTGGAAAATTAGCCATCGCGTATGAAACTTACTGGAATGAGTGCTCGGAAAACCAAAAGGAAGAGTTTCATTGGCTTGATGGAATTTTAGAACTTGTGGCAATAATGGCGGACCATTACAAAAACGATGCGACCGCTTTGGCTACTGTTAAAGCAGCATGCGCACGCGCCAAGGCACAGCGTTGATTCCATGCCAGTTCCTCGCTCGTCGGGGGACTGTTTGGAGTTAATGAACAAAGCTCCGTTTATGATTATGATGACAAAACAAGAACAAAGAAAAGAAGGCATCCAACACGGATGGACTCAGCTAGAACGCTATCTAAACAACGTGCTCCAACACTTCAAAGATGGACGCGAAGCGGGTAACATCAATGAACGATTGTCGGAGATTGAACGACACACGAGAGCGGCCAAGGATATTTATGATTACTTGGATAATTTCGCAACAATTAAAGCCTCCCTTTAAGATGAACCGCACAGTAAACTTAGAAGAATTGAAAGACTCGGCAACACCTGAACAGATCGCCTTTGAGTCGTCCTTAGATACGCTCCTCCACGCATTTGGTGATCACTTTCCGGAGTGTAATCATTACGAATCGCCATTTTTTAGATTATATCGAATCTGGACAGACGAGGTTCAAGCTGATCTACGCGCAAACTACAGTAACCTTTAACGCTCGTTAATTCCTAGAGCTCCTCTCGTTTACGCGCGGGGGGCTCTTTGGAGTTAATGAACACTCCGTTTATGTTATGAGAAACCTAATGAAAGAAAACAAACCAAGCGCCATGTTTATCCAGGCGACGATTAAGAAATTGAGTCCCGGCACCCTTAACGAAACGCCGTCGGTCATGTTTGAATTTGACGCATTGGCCGTCAATGAGAACGAGCGGGTTGAATTGACCGTTTGCCTGTCGCTTGAAGAAGTCGAAAAGATTGTGAGCATTCTAAAATTCGACAAGGAGGAAAACAACTAATGAAACTCCTCAACAGCGGGAACGCAAAGACGATCAAGGGTGAGAAACTAGGCTTTAAAACCTACGGGATCCACCTTTCGCCGTTCAATAAATCAGGCTTCCAAGTTTGTAAATGGGCAAGCAAAGGATGTGCAAGAGCTTGTCTCGATACTGCGGGAAGGGGTGTTATGTCAAACGTGCAACGGTCACGTATTAACAAAACCAAGTTTCTCTTTGAAGATAGAAGCGGTTTCCTTGATCAACTACGCGCGGAAATGAAGTCCGCCATCCGATCAAGCGAAAAGAAAGGTTTGGTTCCTTGTTTCCGTCTCAATCTTACGTCGGATTTCCAATGGGAGGAAACTGGAATCTTTGAGGAATTTCCGGAGGTTCAGTTTTACGACTATACCAAGGGAAAAAATCGCATGATTGAATTCCTTTCGGGCAATCTTCCACCCAACTATCATTTGACTTATTCCAGAAGTGAAAAGAAAGGGGATGATCTGCACGCCAAGGCTTTTCTTGCGTCCGGCGGGAATGTCGCAGTTGTTTTCCGTGGCGCGCTTCCGAAGACTTGGAAAGGTTTTCCGGTCATCGATGGCGATGAAAGCGACTTGCGCTTTTTGGACGGGACGGGAAAAGTTGTGGGGCTCGTCGAAAAAGGCCTCGCCAAGAAAGACCAAACCGGATTTGTAGTGGAAGCATCATGAGCAAGATCGAAGAACTGATTTGGCTATTCTTTTCGCTAGTTTCCGCGTGGCCTGCGTGGCTGCTTCTCCGAGGAAATCAATAGACACTAAACCAATCATGGGAAAACAAGCTAAATCGTACACAGTATCGGCGTGTTGTCATATTTTTAAGACTCGTTTCATTCTTAGGCATGACGGTTTAAAATGGAGTGACAGCGCGCCCTATGAGGAGACGGTGTTTCAAACACGGAAGGAAGCTGAAGCCTTTGCTGCCGATGAATCCGCACTGTTTGAGGTTCCGCACAAAATGGAAATCCGCGAACATCTACTAGACTAGACACCACCACACAAAACAAACCCACAAGAGCACCTTGGATTAAACCTTGGTGCTCTTTTTTTTGTTATCGTTTCGCCCTTAAACCTAGAAATCCCTATCGTTGGGAAAAAACATCTTTACACGATCAAAGTTTTCGTTTAGTCGTTGGGCATGGCTACAAAAACAATACAAGAGCTATTTGAAACTACCT